CCAAGAGAGAATAGAAGGAACTTGTCGCAAGTTCTCAGGACGTAGAGTATGAATATAGATGGGAGTTACCTCCGATCCAGCATACGCGTCAATCCCACAAGACTCTCGAAACCTTCCGGTATAGAAAGTCTTAGAAGGGTTCAGCTTACAGTTGTACTTATGTAGCTGAGCGAGAACATCAATCGCATCCGTAGATGGAACGACAATGTCGTCACCATATACGTAAACGGAACGAGATACCTTAAAGATATTTCGTTGCGTTACAGGGAGCTCATACTTTTCGAGCAAAGCCATTACACAAATAGTGTAAAAGTACATGGCTTCGACCGGAAAGCAGAGGGCACTACCCATCGACGCAAACTTCTTTAATGGACCAAAAATACGTCCATCAGGAAGCTCAGCGTTCCTAGAACGACAAGATTCAATAGCGTCCCGGAAATCTGGGTTGCTATCGAACATTTCCAAGGCAAGCTCGAGAGGTACTCTGTCGCTCGCGTCAGAAAGATCGATCGTTGCTAACCGACCGTCGTTTGAGGAGGTTATAGCAAGGCTCTGATTAATAGACTGATCACGGAAGTTAATGTGACCAGAAGTTAACCAGTATGATTCGATAGCATCATATAAGATGCTTCGAATCCCCTGTTGTGCATATTGCATACAGACGGGCTCGATAGCTATAACTCGTGGGCCCTTCAACGTCTTTGGAACGAGGCAAACCCTAACGGGTTGCTCATCCTCAGGCTGTACGAACGTTACATCCGAGAGCTCCTCAGAATCGAAACTGCTATATGAATAGCAAGAATCGATAATGGGGAAGAACGGCTCTAGGCGTTCGTGCCAACGCCGCCAAACGTATTTCTGATTTCCAGAAATGCGCTCAGCGGTGGCTCCGGGACCGTGCCGAGGTATACACATATCCACGCGTAAGCGAGGTATGAGACTACCCCATAGCACAGAACTAACACGACGATAATAATCACGTGAAAGTTCACAGAGCTTAAATTGGTTGAAGGAGTCTTCAATTTCGATGTAGTTGGCGACCGCCCGCGCATCCCTTTCGGGGGTGCACGGAATTTCCAGCTTCTTGAAAGCAAGGCATATTTGCCGAACGCTATCAACGAGGGTAGG